ATATATAATGTTACTATTTATATATATATACACTAGGTCATAGATGATTTTATAAATGTGTGCACACATCTTTTTATATTTATTAATATCTCCACTTTTAGGTCCACCAATCCACTTAATGCCGACACAACAGGGATAACAAAGGGTGGACCCTCATATAACGAGGTCCACCCTGATCCACTAGTCCACCCTAAAAAAATAAGGGATAAAAAATAGGAGAGGAAAAGTGCCTCTCCTATCGGTAATTACCCGGAAGTTGAAGGGAAGAAGCTCCCAGGTGTGTATCGATGACTGACTAACGCCACCCTTCAACTTGGCTATAGTAAATCATCAATATTTATTATTGTCTGTCCCTTTTTGGCATAGACGTGTGCGGTGGGTAGTACAGTGATTACTGTTACAACAATATCAAAGTCTTCAATCCCAATGCCAAAGACTATGGCCTCATCTAGGAAAAAGTCAGTTATGATAAATTCTTCGTTATTTTTAAATTCAAGCAGTCTTTCACCGAGTGATAGTATTGACCCGTAAATGCTGTTTGGATCAATGCTTCTTTTACCCATTCTCTTTCTAGCGTGAGGAGAGATATCAACAAAGATCTCCTCATCCTCTAAATCATCTAATTGTATGATTAATTTATAGCGTTCCATTTACATTACCTCCTAATTTTTAAAATTGCTAATCCTTTTTTAAAATATCAATTGCTCTTTCTAAACCATCTATATAACCATTGTACCAATTAAGGAGATGTCTTGGGGCATCTCTTTTTTTATTTCTTTTTTTTTTCAATTTTGATGATTTCAGTTCATTTTTTAATTCAATTAACTTATCCATTATTATACCTCCTGTAAAAGTTCCACATATTTTTGACTATCGTTTTCTACATATGAAACCAGTGAACACATATTCTGTTCACTGGCATATTGCATTACCTGTCTGAAACCGGTGAACATATTAAATTCACCGGTGTTTCTGATTTGTTTTAATTGACTAATTGCTGCTTTCTTGTGTTCTGGCATTATCTATCGCCTCCTCAACTTTTTGTATTCTCTCTTCGAAATTATTATCCCACCAATTTGTTATTGGAGGTGTAATTTCTAATCTTTCTTCTAATTCTTCTAACGCCCCTTTGTTTCCAAAAGAGCTCCAACCAGTCATTCCATATTTTTTAATAGAACCTAATAATTCTTTGTTGGTAAAATTCTCAATTCCTTTTTTTAATAAATCATTAGGAGTCGCTTTTGATCCTTCTTCTAAATGATTTCTTTCTTCTAAATCATATTTTTTATCTAAATCAATAATCTTTTCCCTGCTGCCTTTGGTACCAAATACCATAGACAACATATTATATAAGAAACCAACCTTATCCTTTCTATCAGATAAATCTAATTCAATTTCTCCCATGAATTCGCTATTAACTCGCACTTTGAAATCCATAGGTTCTTGAATGAAATCGTCAGCAATTACATAAACATCATCAGGATACTCTTTAAGTTGCTGATATAGTTTGTACACCTCATCAGAAATAGGATATATCTTTGTTTTATATCCCATTACTTCCCATTTCAACGGTGGCACTAATGAGTATCTACCAATCTCATCAGCTGACAGGTTATACTTCATACCAGCTTGATTTATTAGGTGATTAAATAAAGTTACCCTGTCTAATCCATCTTCAAATGAATTAATTAGGATAACTTGATTTCCGATTTCCAAAGTAGCTACACCTCTGGGGAATTCTATTTTGTATAACTTTTCTGCCAGTTTTCCAGGAGAAGCTTCAACGGCAAAAGTTCCTTCTATTGTATCTATCGCCTTAAATAATTCCTGATGGAAATCTTTACATAAAGTGTGCTCAATAATAACATCTCCATATTCTACTACATGTTTTTCATCGGCTGCGAACGCTTCTTCGTAGTTTGCCCTGAAATCTTTAATTGTTTCAAAAATAATATCATCGCCATCTTTAATAACAACATAATTTTCTTCTTCCAACGGTGTTCCTTTTTTCCACCAGGAGTTATCTTTTTTAGAACAAATCCAAGCCAATTTACCTTCGCCCCATACAAAGTCAGCAGTTTTTTTATTTAATTTCATTATTTAACATCTCCTTTTAATTTTGTTTGGATTTCCTCGAAATGACTGCCATCACGAAGACCTATCTTATAGGCTTCGTCTTGTGTCTTGATTAATAACTCAGTAACGAGGTCATGATAAATATCATCACAACCTCTTTCTTCCAATTCCTTTTCTACTTTATCTATCAACTCTCGTGTTTCTTTTGAGACTTCTTCATCTAAATCTTCATTGTTAATTAATAATAAGTTTTCAATTTCTTCTTTGGTTAGCATTTTTAAATCCTCCTATTTTAATCTCCTTAATAAATACCCACCAACAGTGTACCAACTAAGTGCTATACTTATTCCCATTGAACAGAACATAATAAACTTAAATAATTCTTCATCCCCTTCGTCAATGTCATCACCGATAATTTCTTGAGTATTAGACATCGCTTCTGGCATTAATTCAGTAGCCAACAAACTTGCCACGATAACTCCTAAGTAGTATAAGTAAAACATTTCAAAAAACCTCCTTTAATTTTTTAGTCTTAGTTCTTCCCTTCACTATACTTATAACACTTTAGGCGATTAAAATTTCATCATTTTGCTTAGATAGAGGATATATAGTATAATTAAAAAAGGAGGTACTTTAGATGAAAAAGAAGTTATCAGTTAGACCATCCGATTTTACTAAAGCATTTATACCCATCGAAGGGCAAAAATTTAAATTCAAAGATGAAAGACCAGGTAGAAAGTGGAATTGGAGGGAGTACCTCTATCCGATTTATGATAATCTCTATTCATCTTTGGTTTTAAGAACAGCTCGTCAAGTAGAGAAATCAACAACTTTATCCAACAGACACATTACATACTCATCTTTAATACCTTACTTTCGTTCGATTTATGTTTCACCTACTTCGAAACAGACGAGACGATTTTCAAATGATAGATTAAGGAAATCAATCAGATCATCAGATTTTATACAAAAATATTATTTAGATAAAACAACCACCGACCAAGTCTTTGAAAAAACTTTAATTAATAATGCCACAATATTCTTGGGATATGCCTACCATACAGCTGACACTATGCGTGGATTGTCTGGGGATATGTTAAATATTGATGAGTACCAGGACATGCTTTCGGATAACATACCAGTCTTAAAAGAGACTCTAACAGCAAGTGAATATCAGATATTCGCCGCCTGTGGTACCCCGAAAACTTTTGACAATCCTTTAGAGAAGTTGTGGCAGCAGTCTACCCAAAACATCTGGATAGTGCCATGTAAGTCCTGTAATACATACAACCGTATGGATACAGAGCCAGAAAAGATGGTTACCGAAAAAGGTTTAGTCTGCAAAAACTGTGGCAAACCAATAGATACTAGAAACGGTCAATGGTATTCTTTAGCACCGGAAAATAGAACAGCAGGTTTCCATATATCACAGCTGCAAACCGGCAGATTAACTCAACCAAAGAAATGGGAAAAATTTTATTATGACAAATTTTTGAAGTATCCTGAAGATAAATTATACAATGAGGTTTTTGGTTTAAGTTATGACTCGGCCGATAAACCTATTTCAATTTCTAAAATAAAAAATACCTGTACAGGATTTTGGCTTGAAAAAGCAGATTTTGATAAAACCCAGAAAAACCCATTATATATGGGGGTTGACTGGGGAGAAAACAAAGGTTCATTTAATGCGGCAGTCGTTGGAGGTTTCATAGACGGCAAATTTCACGTAGTACATATTAAAAAATTCGATCACAAAGAATCCGCTGATCCTGACCATGTATTAGATGAATTAGAAAAAATGTATCACCGTTTCAGATGCAACATTATGGCCTGCGACCATGGCGCCGGTCATAAGGAAAATTTAAGACTGCAAAGGAGAATAGGTGGTTATGACAAGGTCTGGGAAATCTATCATAGTGGTAATCAGAAACAAACCTGGAACTGGAAACCGGAACAAATAATGTATGTAACCAATAGAACCAAAGCTATGGATTCTGTCATATTTCCAATCCAGAACCAGCAATTAATTTTTCCACCCTTTGAGTACATGGAAAGAAAAGAAGCTGACGACAGAGCATATTATGAAGATTACACTGCTTTAACAAGAGAATATTCGGATAGATTGAGAAGGTTTAAATACGATCACGATACTCCTGATGATATTATGCAGGCGACAGTTTATTCTAAGTTTGCCGCACATATCGACCAGGACATACCATTTAAATAGGAGGAAGTAAGATGAAAAAAGATATACTGAAAGTGTTGATAAAAGAGGCGGAAGAAGAATCTAAATTGGACAAAACTAAAAAGTGGGTTAAAGACAATTCTACCAAAATTGGTTTAGGGGTTGGTGCAGCAGCCGGTGCAGGATTAGGGTTAGCGGGAGCTAAGAAATTAAACAAAACACTGACTAATCTCGATAAACCTTATTTTGAAGCCTATGATAAATTGAGAGATATAGGCAACAATTTAGGAAGAGAAGGTCAAAAATTAAACAAAAAGACTGAGGGTTATATGAAAGATATGATTAAAAAAAGGAAAAAAGATGACTTAAAAAATTATGCCGTCTTGGGTGGTCTCGGAGCGGGAGCTGGGGGTTTATTTGGGGCAGCGGTAGGTGACGAATTAAAAAATAAAGAAAAAGAGGCCACCATCGAAAAACTAGCAGCTGACTATATCGACCTAAAGAAAAACAAACATACCGGCGAATTTGGAACTCGAAAATATAATTTCAAATCAGATGCTAAAAGATATGCTCCTGGATTAGCAGGTGCAGGTATCGGTGGTTTAGCTGCTAATAAACTAACCAAGAATAAAGATAACAAAATGAGAAACACTTTATTAGGTGCAGCTGGCGGAGGAACTATTGGTGAATTAGCAAGAAGAATGAAGAAAGCCAATGTCGCCTTAAAGGGAGAAAACGAAGCGGTTATAACTACATTTTCTCCAAGGAGAGATGATGAGATGACAGAAAAATTAAAGCGAATAATCAGAGAATATGAAAACGATCGTGGTTAGTGATGCTAATACTACAGGGTTTTTATTGGGATTGTCCTTCTGACTGGTACAATGAATTATCCTTTTTAACTGGCGCAATCGCCGAAAAAGGTTTTACAGATATCTGGCTACCCCCTCCTTCAAGGGGGATGGCCGGTGATGATTCGATGGGCTATGATATAAAGGACCATTATAATCTCGATTCTAAATTTGGCACCAAAGAAGAACTGGTAGATTTAATTGATAAATTCCACTATGAAGGAATCAACGTTATGGCTGATCTTGTGATGGGGCATATGCTTGGTGGTAAAAAAGAATATAACCCAAGTTTAGATAAAGATACATACACTAAGTTTGACAGCTCGTTGTTTCAAAAAGATTATAAACATTTCTGCAGAGATTGTGGAGGGTGCAACACCAGGAGTTCTTTTGGTGAAACTATTTGTTATTATAATGACAATGAATATATGAAAAAAGGTCTTATCGAATGGGCCACTTGGTTAAAGGATATCGGTTTTGATAATTTTAGGTTAGACAATTTAAAGGAAATGCGTTGGGATTTTGTTAAAGATTTTTTTAACTCATTCAATAATTTTATGGTTGGGGAATACTGGAGTGGAAACGATGTTTTACTAGAGGCGTTAACTGATTACATCGATCTACCGTTGTTTAATTTTCCATTGTTTTATAAATTGAAGGAAATGTGTATGAATCCAAAATCTTCAATGAAAGCATTAGGGACCAGCTCTAATAGGGTTAATTTTGTTTCCAACCATGACGTCGAAAGAAGTGAACCCATAATCAATAATAAAGAACTGGCGTATGCTTATATCTTGTTCCAGAAAGAGCCAGCGGTAGTCTTCTGGGAAGATTACTTTGAATACGAACTCAAAGATAAAATAGATGAATTGATTAAACCTAGAAAAGAATTCCCGAACGATCACCCTTATATAGTTCATACTGATGATGATTTATATGTCGCCGAAAGAGGTAATTATACTTTATACATTAATAATAGTTTAGATGAAAGAACATTCAATGAAGTAACTGTTGAAGGACAATCCTATAAGCTGGAGGTGAATTGATGAAGAAGGTATTAAAGAAGTTATTAAAAGAAGCAGCATTAAAAGATGATGTCAATTTAAGAGATTATCAAAAACGAGCCGTCAATAAACTTTTAGATAATAATTCTTTAGTTGTAGCGCACGGTACTGGTACAGGTAAAACTTTAACCAGTATAGCCGCTATGGAAAAATTAAAAGAAAAATCACCTGGACAGACTTTAGTTGTTGTTCCAGCAAGTTTAAAAACAAATTTTGAAAAAGAAGGAATAAATAAATTTACTGACAGTTCGGTTCAAGTTATCGACTCCGGAAGTGAAGAAGTTGACCCCAACGCCGATTATGTAATAGTGTCTAACTCTTTGTTTTCAAAAGATCCTGAGAAGTATTCGGCAAATTCCAATTCAATGGTAGTAGATGAGGCACACAACGCTAGAAATCAAAACACAAACCTTTATAAAGCTATTAAAGAAGTGTCGCCTAATATGGAAAATAAAGCTTTCTTAACGGCATCCCCAATGAATAATGCTCCCGGTGATGTTGCATCTTTGATTAATTTAATCGAAGGTGAAGATAAATACAACCAAACGGAATTTAATAAAAAGTATGTTAAACCGGAAACTAAAAAGTTCGGTCCTTTAAGTTTTATAGGTTTAGGTAAGAAACAAACAGTAGGAGAAAGATTTGACCCCGATGATGAAGTTAGGGAATATCTCCAAAATTATTTCGATTATGAACGAGGAGATCAAGATTTACCAGAGGTTGAAGAAGAAAAAGTTAGGGTACCAATGACTAAAGAACAAATGAAAGCCTACAAGTATGCCTGGAATGATTTGCCCGGGCCAGTAAGGAAGGCTGTTAAAAGAGACATTGTTCCAGATAAGAGAGATAGCGTGTCTTTCTTTGGCTCAATAGCAAATGCCAGAGTTGCATCAAACAATCCAGGTGCTATACTTAAAGGAGATAAAGGTCACGAAATATCAGCCAAAGCCCAGAGGTTATTAGAAGATTTAAAAGACGACGACAGCGAATTTGGGTCTATGATTTATTCTAACTATAACCAGCATGGAGCAGATATTATCCAAGATGCCTTGAAATCAAAAGGTGTTTCGTCATCTAGAATATCCGGTGGTATGAGAAAGAAAGATAAAGATGAACAGATTGAAAACTTTAAGAAAAATAAAACAAAAGCTTTCGTTACATCACCTACAGGTAAGGAAGGAATATCATTACCTAATGTAGATAAAGAGTTTATTTTTGACCCTAACTGGAACCCAGAAGTAACCAAACAGGCGATTGGTAGAGGGGTCAGAGCAAACTCGAAAGCCGATAAAGTAAATATTAAAAAGTATTTAGCAGTAGAACCCGAGAAAAAGTTTTTAAGTTCAATTAGAAAACCAAACCGTTCTGTTGAAGAATGGATAGACAGTGTAGCTGAAAAGAAAAAAGCATTACAATCACAAGTGTATAATGAGATGGGAGGAAACATGAATAAACAAGCAATGATAGATTTGGGTATGGAGAAGTTGGCAAAAGGAGGGATCAGATGAATTATCACGAACCACAAGAACTATTAACGCAAGAAGATATGGATATGCACAGGGTATTAAAATCAATCATTGAAGAAATAGAAGCCGTCGACTGGTATTACCAGAGGGCAGCTGCTACAGAAAATCCACTAGTGAGAAAGTTTGTTTTACATAATGCTCACGAAGAAATTCAACACGCTTTAATTGGGATTGAGTATTTAAGACAAACCAGTCCGGTATGGTCTGATATGATTGATGAGTATCTATATCAAGATGGAGAATTGATGGAGGAATATAATGAAGATGGATTGAAGAAGGAGGCTTTAGTCAAAATAGGGATGGAGAAGATAAGTAATTATAATTGGAACGAACATGATTATCTCCATGTTGTAGACGATGAAGAAGAAGGTATAAAAGACCAAGTCGAAAGAGGTTTAAAAAACGAATCTGTTTTAGAAGGGTTTAAAAAATGGAAAAACAATGTTAAACCCCGTTGGGATGAATTCGAAAGAGAATATAAAAAAGATCCCAAAGTGCAAAAATTTGAAAGTTTGATTGAGCAAACTGAAGGGAAAAGAAGATTTAAATTACAAAAAAAATTAGAAGAATATATAGGTAATAATTATAATAGTCCTATTCAAAGCGATGGCAAAATGCAAGGGTTGAAAAAGAAATTAGAAAGGGCAAAAAGAAAAGAATATCCAAACGATAAATTCACTAAACCGGGCAAAGAAGCTCATTCCATGAATCTGCAAGATAAGTTAATTGGACCCGGCATGTTAGCTGGTGGATTAATAGGGGCGGGGGCTACTGGCGCAGTAATGGGTTCATCCCCTAAAACTATCCCGGGTAAAATAGCAGGAGGAGCAACAGGAGTTGTCAGTGGTGGAATCATGGGCCTTCTCGGTGGGGGTGCTGCCGGTGCTGGTGTCGGAGCTGCAGCTTCACCATTATTAAGACCTTTCACTAAAAATAAAAGTAAGTATAATAAAGAAGGGGAAATTCAAAAGTGGAATAGAAAATTAGTTGACAGGGATACCTATCTAAGACAGGGCCATAATATAAGTTACTAAAAAAAGGAGGGCACAATGACAAATAAAGAAAAGTTAGTACAGTTGATTAAAGAAGGTTCTTTAGAAAAGTTGGCACACCAAACTCATTGGGGTGAAACTGAATACTTAACCGATGTAGAAACCGAAGAAGCTGGGTTGAAACGAGAATTAGAAAATGATTATATCAACCAAGGCGAGTTAGATAAATTTAATAAATGGAAAAACACTATTAAACCTAGGTGGGATAATTTTCAAAAGGAAGTTTTGTCAGATCCGAAGGTTCAAAAATTTGAGAGTTTAATCGAACAAGCAGAAGGGGAAAGGCAGAGGAAACTGCAACAAAAACTTCAAGAATATATTAAAGAAAACCATAAAAACCCCGTACGCAGTGATGGTAAATACCAAGGATTAAAAAAGAAATTAGAAAGAGCTAAAAGAAAAGAATATCCCAATGACAAATGGTTACCCGAAGGCAAATCACAACATTCAAGTGAATACATAAGTAATACAGGTATAGGTGGTGCTGGCCTCGGGACGTTAGCCGGTTTAGGAATTGGTGGCTATGTAGGTTCTTCCAAAGGTAAATCTACCCCCGGTAAAATATTAAAGGGTTTAGCAGGAGCAGGTACTGGAGCACTTTACGGTAGCGTGGGTGGTTTAGCAACGGGAGTGGTTGGAGGATTAGCAACTAGTCCCATCGCTAGAAAATTTGTAAAAGATAAAGCGAAGTACAATAAAAAAGGAGTAGTCAATAAAAGAGAAAATAACCTTTATGACAGAGAAAGATACTTAAGACAAGGCCACAACTTAGACTATTAAAGGAGGGTAATATGACAAATAAAGATAAGCTAAGATATTTAATTAAAGAAGGCTCGCTCACTAAAGAAGCGCTAAACCGAGCTGAAAAAGAATATTTAAAGAAACTTAAAAACAATGACCCGGATAAAGTCAGAAAGATACTCGGTGAAAAAAGCATTGAATTAAATAATTTAAAACCGGGCCAGCAAGCTAACTTAAATGATTATATTAGAAAAAAGGTTAGATCAGATGTAAATGATGCTTCCCATGCTGCATCATTAGGTAAAAAGAAACTTCCTAAAGGTGTTAAAACCACAAAGAAAAAGTTATTCGGGTTTATTCCGGCGGGAACAGAAAAGAAAACCACTTATGGAACAGGAAGCGCTACTAATGGTTATAAAAGGGATTACCAAAGATCACAATTGAAAGATGCTTTAAAAAGGAATAAAAGGAAACAAAACTTAAAGTCGATAGCGACCCCTGGCACCGCAATCGGTGGCATTGGTGGTTATCTTGCGTCTAATAAGTTGGTCGATGATGACAAGAAACACTCCAAGAAAAAGAAAGCATTAGGTACATTAGGTGGAGCTGTAGCTGGTAATTTAATTGGTAAGAAATTAAGGGGGTAACTTATGCAAAAAGATTATCTCATTAAATTGGGATTTGAGAAATTAGCAGACATTAATGATATCAAACCAATTGAAAAGGTTAAAAATAAGTTTCCAGATTTCAAATTTAAACCAAAAAATGTTAAAATAAAATCAGAATACAAAAAGGGGGTAAAAAATGAACTACCAAAACTTGAGCAAAGAAGCGGTTCAAACTTATTTTCGAAAAGTGGGAGAGGATCACAATCAAAATCTTTTGGAGGATATAATAGCGGAAATAGCTAAACGGGAGGAACTAAATAATGAAGAAATTGCAAGAGTCGCCCAACAGGCTAATGTCAAGGTATTCCTTAAGTTATTTAAGGCTACAGATGATAAGACAGTAGAGTTCGATGTTGCTGATCCTAAAAACATTGAAGGCATCCAAATCGAGACCGATGTGAAAACTGAAAGTCCGGATTTGAGCTTTGATGATTCCTATTATACAATTAATGATGAAGAGGAAGAAAAAGAAACAATTAATATAGAAGACCTAAAATCATTGATAGGCAATATGCAGAGGGAAAAATCAGATCTAGAAGTCAAATTAATGGAAAAGAAACCACACTTAGTGAAGTTGATTAAATCCAAGTTGCAAAATAACAACCCTAAGATAGTTGCTTATTCCATTAAAAAAGCTGGTGCACCAGACGAATTAATTAAGTCTGCATCAGAAGAAAATATTCCTGACATATCAGAGGTGAATTTTCTTGTAGATAAGGAAAATGAGTTTTTGCAAAAGGTTGCAAGCTATGGTAAAATTAAGTCGAGATTAGATGAATTGAACGAACGTTTAGAAAAAGCTGCTGGTATTGCCCTGCAGATGGCTAAACACCCACTTAAAACTATGGAAGTTGCATCACTTGCAGGCGAGACCAAAAGCAAAAGTAAAAAGCATTATGATAAGATAAAGAATAAAAAAACAGATAATCCTTTCGAGGTGAAAAAGTCAAAGCACCCCGGAACTAGATTATACTCTTAAAAGGAGGTACATATGACTCAGGAAGAATTAGATATGATTTTAAATGCTGGTTTGGAAAAGATTGCTTATGAAGAAGGACTTAATGACTATGCTGACTCTTTAGAAAAAGTTGCTGGGGTACATGGTGTAGACGCTGTGGATTTACATGACTTTTTAGAGAAGGTTGCCGAAGAAGATGTTGAAGATCCTAAATGGAAAAAATGGGGTCGGAGAGGTGGAATTGCTGGCGGAGTTGCTGGCGGAGTTCCAATGTTAGTTTCAACTTTAAAAGATTCAGATTTTAATGTTGGCGAAGCTATCGGTGCAAGTTCAATAACTGGAGCAGGTGGCTCTCTTGCAGGGAGTTTAATAGGGGCGGGGGCAGGTGCACTCCAACCGAAGAAAAAGAAAAAAGAAGCATCTATCGATGACAACACTTTAAATTATTTATTTGAAAAAGGTTTAGAAGCTTTAACTGAATAAAAAACAAGGAGGAATACAAAATGAATTTAACACAAGAAGAAATCAATATGGTATTAGAAGCAGGTTTAGAAAAGGTTGCTTATGAGGAAGGTCTTAATGATTATGCTGATTCTTTAGAAAAGGTAGCTGGAGTACATGGTGTAGATGCTATGGAACTGCATGACTTTTTAGAAAAGGCTGCTGAAGAGCAAGAAAATGGCGGAATGTCTAAGAAACAATTAGCTGCATTGATTGGTGGAGGTGCTGGTGCTGCAGGTGCTGGCGTTGCAGGCAAAGGTGTTTATGACTTTGTTAAAAATGCTCCTGAAAGTGTAGGAACAAAAGCAGCATTAAAAGAAGCTCTTAAAAATCCAGGTAATATGGCAGCAAGAGGTGGAAGAAGTGTTGCTAGAGGTGCTAAAAATGTAGCCGGCTTTACTGGCGACGCTGCTAAAGCTGGTGCAGGTGCTTTGGGTTCCGCTGGTAGTTCTGCTCTACAAGCTCTCAAAAACAACAAAGGTAAAGCTGGATTAGGTGCCGCTGGATTAGCTGGATTAGGTGCTGCTGGTGCTTATGCTAATAAAAAGAGAAAAGAAAAGCAAAAAACAGCTGCAGCTTATGGATTAGATGAAGAAACATTTGATGCATTATTTGAAGCTGGCATTGACGCTTTAACTGAGTAATTAAATAAATGCGAGGGGTAACTCTCGCATAAATTCTTTTTAAGGAGGAATACATAAATGGATTTTAATAGAATTACAGAATTAGGTATGGAAAAAGTTGCTGCTAACCCGAATGTTGCGGGTCTTTTACCAGGAGGGGGATCCCCCATAAATAGCAAACTTTCTAAAAAGGAAATAGCCACTGCTGCAGCTGCTGGATTAGGTTTAGGTTACGGAGGTGCCGCCCTCGCTGACAAATTATCAGATGAACAGAAACAAGCTTTAAAAGAAAGAGGTAAAGGTGCTCTAGTTGGTGCAGCTTCTACAGGTGCTGGTGCAGCTGGATTAGGTGCATTAGGTACTAAGTTGACCGGTGGCAATGTTTCGGCCAATCAATTAAAAAGATTAGCCGGACAAGGCGCCGCTTTTGGCGGAGTTATGGGCGCACTAAGACCAGATAAAGCTTTAGGTAAGAAAAAAGAAAAACAAGCATCAGCTGAAGAACTCTACATTGACGGCTTACAAAAGATTGCTTCTGTAACAGGTATCGAGCCAGAAGTGTTAGATGAAGCTATTGGTGTATATAACGAAGAGATGATTAAAGAAGCAGAAGTTAATAACTTCCTGGATTCCATCACAGAAGAGGAAGCTGGCGAGATTTTAAAGGAAGCTGCGCAGTCTTCCCCAGAACTTAAAGGTAAAATTTCAGAATTGGAAGAGCAAGAAGAAAACGAAGATCTAGGTAATTTAGTTAGCACAATCGAAGGAATGTCCGATGAGGAAGCTAAAAAGTTATTAGAAGAAATCGAATAGGAGGTGGCTAAATGGCTTTTGATTTTAATTTAAAAAACGAAGAAGCCGAAAAACTTTTCCGCAGATTAAATGATGCGACAGATGCCACCGTCAATTATATTAAAAAGAATGAACCCTCAGTGAAAAAAGGACTTAAAGGTGCAGCAGCGGCTGGGGGTGCCGGTTTACTTGTAAAAGGTATCCAAAATGCCAGAATGAATAAATATCAAAGAGACAAGCTTAAATCTGAAAAAGGTTATTATGAAAGAATGAACCAGAAATTAGATGATGAAGCTCGTTTCGGAGGTATGTTGGGTAAAAAAGCCAGTGCTAAAGATAAACTTAAATCAATGATGAGTATATCCCCTGAGGATAGAGAAATGATTAAGGATATCGCCAAGAAGTTAGGTATGAGTATGGCTGGAGCCGGTGCAGTTTCTTTAGGGGCAAAAGGTGGCGGAGATTTATACCAGGCTGTTAGAAACAAATTGAATAACCAGGAAGAAAAATATTGGGAAGCTTTCATTAGAAGGTACCCGGAATTTGAAGATAATCCAGAGTCAAAGCAACAGTTCAAATTCTTTTATGATGCTGCTCCTGATTTAGCCAAGCATCCTATTGCTGTCAAATCGTTCATGAAACAAATAGAAGCTGGTGGAACTGGAACAATGCACTTTAATAATATTAAAGATGTCACTTCTATCCAGGATAGTTTCAATAGAAGAGATAACGGTGCTGAAGACAGAATAATTTCTGGTGTTAACAACATTCTTAACTCTGCTAGAGATGTATCTGAGAACTTAGGTACTGCAGGATATGATATGGCCAGAGAGAATGTGGCTTATAAAAACCAAATTGTTAACTTAGCCAAAACAATGAAAGATAGTAACATGACTTTCGAAGAAGCTAAACAAAAAGTATATGGATAAAAGGAGGGGTCAACTTGATAGAAAAAACAATACACTTTAATTATAACGATGAAGAATTTTCACTACAGGAGATCGACCCTTCTGATTCTCTTGAAAAAGTGGCTTCTGGTACAATCTCTGATGAGATTAAAAACTACATTGAAGATAATATCGAGTCTGACCCAGACTCCGTTTACGTTTTAGTTTCTGCTGTAAGCAGTGGTGAGATTTGGGGAGACAATGTTAACTCTGATTATTTTGAAGAACAAGAAATATTAGATCACTATAAGACCTTCGAAGAATTCGGATATGTATTTACTCATCATAAAAATAAAGACCCGAAAAAATCTAAAGGGGATATAATGTTTGCCCACTTCAATCCGAGAATGCATAGGGTAGAACTTATTGTTAGGATTGATAGGGATAAAGCCCCTAAGATTGCATCAGACATCGACAATGATAAGATGTGGGATGTTTCAATGGGATGTAAGGTTCCATATGATGTTTGCAGTATCTGTGGTAATGTCGCCAAGACTACCAACGATTACTGTGATCATATAAAATATCATAAAGGTGAAGTATTGCCTGACGGCAGAAAAGTTTATATGATAAATAAGAAACCGAGATTTTTTGATATCAGTTTTGTCTACATTGGTGCGGACAGGACCGCTAAGTCATTAAAAAAGGTCGCTTCTGTATTGAATGGCTTTAAAAAGAAAGCGGATATTGAAAAAGAGATCCCAGGTGAAACTATCTCTAATGATGCCGGACAGATTGCGGCTAAATTAATGAGGGGTTTTTCTGATATCAAAGAAAGAGAAAAAAACATTTCCGATAAGGTTTTGGATTTTTATTCTGAAAAACCTATTGATGATGTATTAACTTCTCTTTTAACTTTAGGTATCATTTTAAAACCGGAAGAATTCCAAAGGATATATTTAAATAAGTTGGGGCATAACCCCGACGACTTTGATGACATCATCATTAATATGGATATCCCCGACAGAGAAGTAACTAAAAAGTTCAATCCGCTTTTTGGCGATTTAGACTTTGACGTTGTTAAAGTTGGAATACCATATGTTAAAGAGAGGTCAGCAATCAAAGAGTATTTATATCCGAGACTTATTAAGATGGCAGCAGAAGAACCCGAAGAAGTCAGAAAGAAAAGGTTCAGACCCGAACAATTAGCGACGCCTGGAATAATTGCTGGAAGTCTTTTATACAATAGGTACTTAAACCAAGTGCCCGATTACAATGCAGAGGGACTTGATAAAAAGATAAAAGATCACCCGTGGTTATTACCAGTTATGACCGCTGGTAGTGTTGGTGCTGTTAAAGGTCTAGGGGAAATGAAAAGAGCGGGCAAGGAATTTGAAAAGACTGCATCTAATTTAGGTGGCAGAATTTTTGCCGGAGTACCTGCAGCTTATTTAGCATCAGACATTGCGGGTCGTTTCGACAGTGATGCCAAGCTAATGAAATTCCTCGAAGAACACCCTAACCTTGTTGCAATGTTGGGGATTGGAGCCACTAATTCAAAGGACGATTGGATCGCAATTAAGAAGGCTTTAGGACAAATGAATTACGATAATATAATAACAAAAGAAGCGGCCCAAATGGTGTCACCAAAAAAATCTACTTCGGATTTGATTAATGATACTGATAGGTTGTATAATAGATATAAAGAGATTGACAAAAAATATGATACATTAAATAATATTGGAAATATATTAGTTACATCCACTTCCCCGATGCAATCATTGGGTAGAGGTGTTGATATGCTGGCCGGAACTGCTATTAAAAAGATTATTAACTAAGGAGGTGCCTTATGGCTGGTACACTTGAAGATTTAGTAAATGAAATTGCTGAAGAAGAAGAAATGGAAAAGAACGCTTCTGAAGAAGTTGATGCTCTAGCTGAAGAAGTTATGGCAAGGGCGTTAGAAAAGGTTGCTAAAGCTAAAATTAAACCCAAAGCTGAAAAAGATCCAGAAGAAATGATTGAAGGAACAGAAGATAACGAAGCCGATGATGGTGATGAAGAAAGTGAAGAAGTAGAAGAAGAGTTAAGAGGAAAGTTATCTTCTGCTCAAAAAGAGAAAGTTGCTTCTATTTCTGGTAAGTTTTCTTCACCAGAAAAGAAAGAGCTTTTTGAAAAGTTAGCTTCTTTCCAACTGCTTTCTAATCCGAGAGTTGTTAGAGATAATAACTTTCAGAAGTATGAAACATTAGATGGACTTCCTAAAGAGATTCAAATGTTTTTCGAAGACCAGGGAGAAGAAGTAAATAACGTTTAAGGAGGGGGAGTAAATGGACGAACAAAGAATAGATGAATTGTGGAAACAGATTAAAAAAGAAAAAACCGCCTCCGTAGAAGAAAAAGATATCGATGTTGATAATTTTGTTGCTGAATTAGAAAAGAATGCTTCCAAGATAGACAATGTTGTCAGCGGACTTAATAAAGAAGCAAACAAGGAAGATGTCGATAAAATAAATGAACAGGGTGTCGGAGGAAAAATGCTTGTAGAGAGCAGTGATGAGTCAAAACAACGCCTAAAAGAAATTGCTATGAACGGACTTAAAAATGGCGTCCGCAACGAGCAATATAATAAACTTAGAAAAAAACTCCTCAGCCAAGAAGGTAATGAAGAAATGGTAGAAGAACTATCAGATAAGATTGCGAGCCAAATCTTAGATGGGGAACTCTAGCATATTAGGTAGTGCTTTAAAGGCTGGGGCAACAAAGTATAACCAATTTAAACATAAACTACCTAAAGATATTGCTAAAAGGAAAGTCAATCAACAAGTTTTAAATAAAGTAAAAGGAATTTCTAATGCAAATCGTTCACTCGGTAAAACCTTAAGTAATGCTCCTGGTATAGGAAAAGCTTTCGAGACTACTAAAAATGTTGCTTTAGGTGGCGACACTTTTAAAAAGGCAAAAGATTATTCAGCAGCTAAACCTTTATCAACTGCAAAAAAAATGGCAATACCAATGCTTGCTGCAGGAGGGTTGAAGGCTCATATTGATAACAAACGAAAGAAAGAAAAACAAAAAGTATTGAAAGAATTCAAGAAAGGGGGAAATGAAAAGGTGGCAAACATCTCCCAATTACTAACTAAAACTGCTTCCGATTTAAAAAAATCCGCATCAGTTATCAAACAACTGAAAGGAGAGAAGGAAGAAAGTTTAGAAAAGATTGCTTCGATTAAAAGACAGAATGAACAAAGGGATAAAGCTTTTAATAAACTCATTAAAATGGCAAAGATGGAACAAATCTCTGTTGATGAGATCCCTGAACAGTTAGAAAAATTCGCTTCAATGGATGAAGAGGAATTCGAAGTCGAAATGAGAGTTATGGATAAGGTCGCTGAAAAGTCTTTATTAGATGTAGGGGATCTTTCCAAGAAAGCATCTGCTAATTCAGGGAACCCCATTTTTGATTTCGTAATGAATAATTCATAAAATTTAAAAGGAGGAAATTTAAATGGAAACAAAATGGTTAAGAGAAGATCAAAACTTTAAATTAAGATTCGGTAGTGAAAATAATAACTGGGATACTGTGCAGCTTGCTGATACAGTAGATACTGATGCATTACACGATGGGGTATATCTTTCCGAGGATGCAAATGGTAAGTTTGTAATCGCTCCTTCCGGCGCTAAAGTTGCTTTCCCAATGTTAGAACTTAAGTTCCAGTATGATAACGAAGCTATTGACGGAGTTACCATTTCACGAGGTAACGTTACTGCTTATACTAAACATTTTGACGGAACTCCAAGTGTTGGAGATAAGATGAAAATTGGTGCAACTCCTGGCAAACTTGCTGTATTAGATACAGCCGGTGGAGATACAGAAGATATGGCTGTTGCTGAAGTTCTATCAGTAAACGCAGAAGATATTGAGATCCAAAAATTATACTAAATTAAAATTAAAAGGAGGAATACATAAATGAATTTCGATAACATTAGCGTTGAGCAATTCAACGAAAACTTTATGAGTATTATTGAAGACCCTAGCAAAATTAAAGAAGCTAGCGTTGCTGGTAGTAACTATGTAAGAATGAAACTCCGTGAAGAAGGTGTCATGAGACGCTTCTTTGGAGATAGCTTTGAGAGAGTAACAACTGAGGATCCAAGATATCAGATTGATCAAGATAACTCTGATACAGGGTATATGTTACTTGATAGAGAGCCAGACTCCTATGCTATGAAACTGACTATGAGAGGTGAACCTACCGGAGAATACATAACTGGTGATAAATTCATCATACCATTTTTAAAGTACGCTTCTCCAGTATTTGAAAAAAATGAAATGGAATTGCAGAACATCCGCATTCCTATCACTGACATCATTCGCCAGAACGTAGTATTAGATATGCAGGAGCAGGAAGATGATTACTTCTTCAAAATCGTTAATAGTGCTGTTAAACTTAATGGTAACTATCTTGCATCTACTAACTCTACTTTCCAAAAGGATGACTTCACAAAACTTTTCAATATGATTGATACAGAAAGATTGAAGTCAGACACAGTTATTATGCACCGTTCAACATTAAACGATGCTTATAGCTGGAATCATACAGAAGTCGGGGGATTAATCACTAGAGTAATTGAAGACGGTGTAGAGCAACTTAAAATTGGTGGAAAAAGACTCATCACTACAAGTAACAGTGATGTAATTAAACCAGGTGTTATTTACGTTGCAACTTCACCACAGTTTTTTGGAAGTGCTTTTGCTCTGGGAGATCCAACATTCTGGATGCAGAAAGATAAAGACCTACTGAAAATGAGCTCCTGGTACTACACAGGATTCAACTTAGGTAACTACAAAGCTGTAGGTAAAATGGTGCTTTCTGGTGCTGAAGAATTATACGACGGGAACCCAGCATAAATAGTATAGAATAATATAAGAATAATATCCTAATCAAAGGGCGGGCGTAAATTCGCCCGCCTATTTTAATATCTAAAGGAGGAAAAAAATGAATTACAGGATTGAATACTTAGGTTTTGGTTTCACAGCATGGCAGGGGTATACAATTAAGAACGTTGAAAAGTACAAAGATAAATCAAATATTCCAACTTTCAACACTGACGATGCACCACTTACAGAAGGTTTGAAGTTGCTTGAAAAAGGTGGTAAAATTAAGATAGTTAATTTAGATAAAGTTGAAGAACCCAAAAAAGTCAGACAAAAGAGATTCAGACCAGAACAACTGGCGATGAAAAAAAAGGTTGACGAGCCAGTCGACAATGAAGATGAAGAACCAGTAGACGAGCCAACCGAAGAAGAAAAAGAAATTGAAGACGCTGCTAAAGAAGCAGCTGATAAAACTTTAGAAGAAGCTGCTAAAGATGAGGTTGAAGAAGATGCTGCAGATGAGGTTGATTCAACTGTAGAAGTAAAAATTAACACAGTAGAATTCGACGGCCAAGAAGTTGAATTAGATGAGAAAGCTTTAGATGATGCTTTCACTTCAACCGATCTTGATGACCTTTGCAAAGAAAAGGAAATCAGTGGTTATTCTAAGCTTAACAAAGACGACAAAATAAAATTAATTATTGAAGAATTAGCATAACTAAAGTGGGGAGGTTGATAAAATGGATTATGTTACTGAGGTCAGGGAAACTTTACAAGATTATCCTGAACTTAATCATATACTTTTAGAAAGAAATAACGGTGAGGAATATGCTCCTAAAGAAATTGAAAGATATGTTAAAAGATCTTTAGCAAGGATCAATATGAAACCGCCTACGACAACATATGGTTTAGACAACTTCCCCCAAACTCATTGGTTACTTATTGTCGATGGGGCTATCATAGAAGCTTTACAATCTAAAGGGTTGCTTAAAGTTAGAAATGAAATGCCTTATCAGGACCAGGGTGGAACTTCTGTTCGTTTGGAAGGTAAAGGTCAACAATATTTCCAAATGGCATCGAGTATGTACCAACGCTGGATGCAAGATTTATTAGATTTCAAAGAAGCCATCAGTGTACAATCCGGTTGGGGCGGAATACACTCTGAATTCGGAAGGAATATGTGGTAATGAATGGGTATGTAACATTTAGACCCGGCGCTGCAAAACTTCATTGGACCCCAATCAATGAAACAGCTGATATTTTAAGAAGCGAAGCTCCACATGACGGTTTTAAAATTATCGATACCATAGATTTGTCTGACGGTGAATATATCGACAAATTCGATCAAAGCGATAACAGATATAGATATTATAAAATAAAAGATTTTATGCTGCATATGTTTCAGATACCAAATGGATATGCAAAAGAGATTGTAAGAAGGGATAGATGGTACCTTAAATCGGAGCGACATTCTGGAGGGACTTATGGCTTCGCTTTTATTAAAAAAACGAATGCCGAGCATTGTCCGGACTGCTGGGATGAAGTTAATGAGAAGTCAACCCGCAGTAATTGTCCAACTTGTTTAGGTACTGGATATAAAGAACCTTATTACAAACCCTTAAAATTATATGTTGATTTCAGAGGAGATCAAATTCATAGACGACCGATGAGAGAAAGAGTTTCTACAGAAAGTTTTTCTCAAGCTTTTTGGACTACCAATATTCCGCTTTTAAAACCAAATGATATATTTGTTTTCAAAGGTGTCAGATACAGAGTAGTTTCCGGAATAAATTTATCTAGAATGGGTATGTATGTAACAAAACAATTCGTACCTTTGGAAGCTATAGAGTCACATAGACCAGAATACAAAATTCCTCTTCCAGATGAGGAGGTAGATTTTGATGTCGACTAATGATTTAATTTCATCAATTAATATTTGGAATTCAGATACTGGAGACCTAAATTCAAATTTAGAGGTTAATGCTTTAGGTTCAAACAAACTTAAATCGTCTATTCAAATTAATAAAGCATACAATACACCTAAAAGGCCAGGTAGAATAGTTTCTGATACTCTAATAGTTTTTATGAGAGCAATATTCGACCAGAACTATCAAACCGGCAACTGGCATTTAAATCCTAAAGAAGAAATGTATATTAGGAATAATTGGCCAGAGAATACCGACAAGAACGGAGTCAAACCAGCAATCGTAGAAGGTAAAATTTCCGGAGTTAGACCAGCTTTGGAAACGTTAGGAGAAGAAAATTTCCTTCCAATACATTCTAAAATGATTAACACTGTTCACGGTACTGACGACATTTACACCGGGAGGTTATCGCTTAAGTGTATATCCCCGGTTAAATCAGAGTCGGAAGATATGGCTTTTTTATGTATGGTCTCAATCAATAAATTTGTAAAACACTTAATTGGATTAAAAGGTATTGCACATATTCACGCATTAGGTTACTCTCAAGCACAGCCCGAAGATTTATCTTCCGAAGTAAAACTTTGGGGAACAGAAACTTCTATAGAATATGTCATTAAATTACCTTACTCAAGTGTACAATTCGGAGATCGTTTAGAAGGAATAGAATTAAATTTAAAGGAGGAAAATTAAATGGCTCAAATTTTTAATGATCCAGGAGTATATGTGGTTGAAGAAAGAGAAGCACAGGTTTTAGAGCCGGTAGCTCCTGAAATGCCAGCTTGCATTATTGGTCCACTGTTTCAAATAGCAGACCAAGATAATGTAACAGCAACTGGAACAATTTTAGATAACGATACTCTTGATGTTACTACAAACGATAGTGTTGCTTTATCTTATCCATCTTTAACAGATGTAGATAATCCAGTAGATAGCAACTCAGTTGTAGTAGAATTAGTCAAAACAGATGGTAGAAGAGAGGTGCTCCCAGAAACAGATTCAGATACCAACACCATTTTAACTATCACCGAAAGTGATGTAACAGTTCATTTTGGCGATAGCGGGGTGGGTGATTTATTCACCGCTTTTCAAGATATTAATGATAAGTGGCTTGCTAAAAGTGTAGATTATACTGCAGCTTCACCGGATTTATCCGGGTTAATTGGAGCAGAGATACATATTAATTATCGTGCTGCAAGACATGATTTGGTAGGTCGAGTTTTATTAGCTGAAGGAAAAGGTGATACCCAGATTGTATTAGGCAAAGCTGATGAAGACAATCCACTTGGTTTAGCCGGTGGGTTAGCAACAACAGTCGCACCAAGTACACCACATTATTATGTACCAACCAAAGACTATTTGACACAAGTTGGTGGTACAGTAGATGAAGCAACAGAAATCGGTGCCGCTTTAGAGAGAATAGAACCTAAACAGGTTCATGGGGTGGCGTTACTTACTTCAAATGAATTATCACATCAAGCAGTTATTAATCACTGTGCGGCGATGTCAGTTCCAGAAGAAAAGATGTATCGTTTTGCCTGGACTTCCAAACCAATTCCCACCAGAGAAGAAGTCATGGAATATCAAAGTTTGGACCCAGCAACTGATACAATATCAGAGATTGAACTTAAAAATGGTCAGTCTGACATTCTACATCAGTATGGTGTTTCAATTTCTAATGAAAGAGGGACTGTCCTCTTTAACGAATTTTCGATGACTATTGATGGAGAAGAAAAGAGGTTGCCGGCATATTACTTAGCTGCAGCTTATTGCGCTTTCAAAGCATCTCTACCTCCACAGCAGGGTCTAACAAATTATCCTGTATCGGGTATTGCTAACGAAGTTTTCTATCAGAAAGGGTATTTCAAACCTTCTCACTTAAGAAAGATTTCAAATGGCGGTATCTTTGTGGTTTTACAGGATGTAAAAGATGGTCCTGTTAATTGTAGAGCTCAGTGGACTACCAATATGTTTGATAACGAAACTAAACAGGTAAGTGTTCAATATTCAAAGGATGCCTACAGTTATGGTTTTATTAAGACATTGGATCCTCTAATTGGTGTTAATAATATTACCGATTCAGTAATGGAGACAATCGAAGAAACTGCTATCGGGTACATAGATACTAAGACAGGAACATTAATTAATAGTGGTGAATTAATCGCTATCAATAGAAATGAATCTAATGCAGCAAGAGTTGATGTGGAACAGAGAGTAGAATTTCAATCACCTCTAGACTTAATCGTTGCTAAGATGGTATATTAAGGAGGTATATTAAATGGCTAATTGGGATTTTAAAAACAAAGCGGTACAGCAGTATGATAACCCTGAAAGTAGCGGTCAGTTGGGTTCGAAAGCAGTTCTTATATCTTTTGGACCACCAATGTTTGACGAAACAGCAAACACAATTGTTTGTGGGTTGGTTCAGAATTTAAATATGAATCAACAGAGACAGATCAGAGAAATCTTTGAAATTGGGTCAGAAAGAAGATATTGGGCCGACGGTCCTTCTAGAAATAACTTAAGTATTTCTAGAGCTTTATTTTCCGGACCTTCTCTTTTAAAGATTGTTGGTATGGGATTACTTAATAAAGGTATTAATCCTAACAGCGCCCCTGAGGTACATTCAGAAATATTCCAGGGTCAAAAAAGAAACGCCGTTTCTTCCGGGTATGACAAAAACTTCTGGATTAACTTATCCAGTGATATGTTTAAGAATCCAATGGGGTTATTATTAGACTTTAGAGAATTCTTTGGGAATGGACAATCTTCATCTTATGGATCTGTTTACCTAAGCAATGCCAAGATACAGTCGCACTCAATGAATATGCAGGCTGGCAACTGGTTAATGCAGGAGAACATGCAGATGCAGTTTGAAACTCCAATCCCTCTTTCTCGAGGTACTAATCATGAAGATCATTACGCTAGAAGAAAAGAAATAATGGAAACTACTCACGATATGACACCAGAGTGGTTTGATGAGTATTCACAGTGGATGGGCGAATCCTCAACTGCTGTAAATGGAACTAATGCTAATTAAATAAAACAAGGGGGAGCAACAATATGCATTTAGGTGGTAACATAAATAATATAGGAAGTGAACATGTATCAACTACAAATGTATCAGTAAGTTTTGCTCCCCCAAAACTTACTGAGGATAATACAAGTTCAAAAGCTATCACAGTGGGGTTAATTCAAGATTTATCTTTAAATCAACAAAGAAATATAACAAAGTTTTTTGAATACGGCAATGATGAGTATCAAATGGTTACAGGGAAACCAAGAATTAATGCGAGTTTTAACAGGATACTTTTTGATGGGCCATCTCTTTTGAAATACATTGGATATGCTTATAAGGACACAAATATGTTGGATCACAAATACCAAGGGATGTATGAATCGATGATGCAAAGTTTGGCAAATGATTTAGATGCTTCTAAGATTAATGATTCCAAGATGCCTGGAACTGGTGATTTCTGGGTTAATTTAACCAGTGAGTTATTCGATAACCCAATAGGGATATTCATTAACATTAAACAAAGAATGCCTAATGGCTATCTCCAGGATTATGGAGGGGTTTTTTTAGAGAACTGTTTAATTAGTTCTCATGTTCTGCAAATGAACGCATCAAACAGGGTTTTAACAGAAAATATGCAGATGGAAGTTGGGAGACCAGTACCATTAGGGAAATATACAGGGGATAAAATACTAAGAATTGAACAGGTATTAAAGGAGAGATTCTAATGCTAACAGAAGAAGAAATTAAGCAATTTCATAATAATTTTAGAGTTATTAGAAAACATAAAATTGGTGATATTAGTTTCACAATAGCTTCATTCACCTGGGAAAAAGAAGGTGAATTTGTAAAAAGTTTTGATGATTTTGAACAAAAAGAGAACGGGATTTATGTCAGCAACACCATAGCAACCGAGATAGTTAAGGGGTGTCTTGTTGCTTTTGATAACGAGAACAAAACTGGTGAAGAAATAGAAAATTTCTCATCGGCTAAAATAAATTTCATAGTAGATAAGTACAAAGAATTAAGTTCGGATATCGAAGATTACCTTAAAGGTTTTGAACCACAACCTTTAACCGATGAGGAGGTTGGTGAGTTCATTTTAACCGATATGATTCAAAGAAATATTAAGTTAAATTTTAATGAAGAGACTCCACCAATAAAAATTAGGTATAAAATTTTAAATGTAAAAGAGAATAAAAAGGTTGGAAAAAGGATTCAAGAGAAAGTCAAAGAAAAAGATGTAAAAACTAATGTTCATTTAGAATATATAAACGAAAATGAATTCATTTTGGAAATGGTTGAGACTGTGAACGGAAATGAATTAAATGAAGACAACATCAAAGGGATCAGTGTTGACTTAATTAAATTTATATTACAGAGAGCAGAAAAGTTAGAAAATGAAATTAGAGAAAAATTAAATGATTCCTCCGAAATCGGAGAGAGTCTAAAAAACTAATGAATACGTCTCACGGTTGGGCTAGAGCCCAATTAAGGTTAAAAGGTATAGAACCTGATTACAATTCCCTTCGTGAGGCGTACCTGATTGCAGCGTTGAGGAAAGAAAATAGAATAAATTTCAAAAATGAAGTTGCTAAAATCGTTGCTGCGGCAGGTGGAAAAGTTGAAGAAGCACTTAAAAAATATGTTGAAGAAATGTTCCCAGAAGTTGCTGAAAAACGGGAAGAGTTTATGGAAAATAATAAAATGATACTAGAAGATTTAGCAGGTAATGAAATAGATTTAAGTCAATATCAAAGAATGGACAATTAACCCAAGGGGGTGTACCTTTGGAGAATATATTCAGAGGGGATTTTGGCGACGATGTAGAAAACGCTGCCGAATCACTTGCAAGTAAATTATTAAATAAAAAAATGTTAGAAAAAATAGGACAAATAGGAGCATTTGCCGGTGTAGGTTATGGTGCCTATAAATTTGCAAATTCATCTGTTGGTATGTCTGTAAGCTCCGCAGCGTCTCAAACAATAGGTAATGTCTATGATGATGTGGGATACACCTTTGGTGAAATGTCAGCATCACAAGACGCTTACGGTAGAGCTTACAACCCTTCTCAAAGAAGTTACGACTTAGCCAATCAAGCAGTAAATGAAGCAACAGCTGGTGGTTTCGGTGCTATGGCAGGCGTAGGTACCACAGCCACTGCTTTAGGCGGAGGTATGCTTTTAAGTAAGTTAGGTCTTGGTGGTGCTTTAAATACTGCTGCTAGTGGTATAGGTTCTGCTGCTGGTAGTGCTATCGGAACTGGTGCTTTTAGTGCAGCAGGAACTTTAGCAAATGCCGGATTGTCCTCGATAGGGATGAGCGGAGCAGGTAATCTTGCTGCACAAGGGTTAGGGTTTATTGGTGGCGGAGCTGGTTCTGCCCTTGGTGCTATAGGTGGTTTTGCTGGAACGATGGCCCTGCCTTTAGCTGGAGCGGCAGCCGCTCAAAAGTTAGCTGATAACTTTACTGACCAGATAGCTTATCAAAGGCAGGCGGAAACAGCGATACAGGAAATGAGTTATAGATTTACTCCTGGAATGGCAACCAATGCTGTAACTGGTAGAGGTTTAAATTATAGAGATTCTGCCGAACTGGCCCAATCAGCCAGAGGTGAAATGGCAGACAATCTCTATATGCGACAGGGCGATTTAGACGAGGTTTTAGCTGGAATGACCGAAGGTGATTTAATGTACAATGTCAGAGGAGCCGAGGAATTCCAGGATAAATTCGAAAAAGTCACAAAGTCCTTAAGAGATATTTCAAGAATTTATGGTACCACGTTAAAAGAATCTACTGAAATGTTAGGCGAAATGCAGCGTTCTGGTTTCTACACAACAGCTGACCAGACGGAAATGTTATTACAAAGCGATGCCATAGGTAGAATGACCGGATATACAGGTAGAGAAGTAGTTCAGATAGGTTCGCAAGGAGCTCAAACTGCCAGACAATTAGGTTTAGGTAAACAATTAGGTTATGACACTGCAACAATGACTTCTCTAGCAATTGAGGAAGAAATACAAAATTTGTCTGGTGATGATCGACAAATCCTTTTAGAAAACATACAAGAATTAGGTGGCAAAGAACAAGCAACAGCAAGTGCTTCTAATGCTATGTTAGGACTTACCCAAAAAAAAGAGTTCCAGAGTGCTTTATTTGGTTTATTAAATGAAGACGGAGAGATCAACCAGGAACAATTAGATAGAATGATTTCCGGGGATATGTCTCTAAAAGAAGCAATGGGTAGAGGAGCAAATTTAGTCGCCAATGATAAAGAAATGAGAGCGGAATATTATACTAATGCTCCTAATTATTTCGAGAAGTTAGAGGGGCCGGAATTCATCCAGGTCATGAGCCGTATGGTTGAAGGATTCCAGGAAACAACCGGAATGGGAGATCAAGGGTTTGATATTGAAAATACTTTAAAAAATCTTGGAATCGAAGACAAGAAATTGAGAGAAATTATTGCTGGGGCGATTAAGTCTTCCGGTGTAATCGACCAGAATGAACTTACCAGAAGAACCCTTCAACAACAACTTAGAGAAGATAAGTTGGAAAGACGTTCTTTATCCGGGGTTATGGAGCGGATAAGCAATTGGTTTGCTGAAAAAGGACAAGATATTGCGGAAGGCTCCGGTGTTACTGATGCTTATCAGAATGTAAAAGCAGGTCTTTTGGAGTTTTGGAATGAGAACGTAAAAGACATCAGAACTGTTGGTGAGTTTGATTTAGGTGAAGCTAACCTGGGTCTCGACTTATCTACCGAAGGAATAGAATCCCTAACCACTGGAGCTAAAAATGATATCAGTAGATTTGCCCCTGGAAATACTTTAAGACAAACCGAGCTTAATGACGCTTTAATTCAAAACCCCCAAAGTTTCAGAGATAAAAGAGGAAACTTAAATGTAATGGCTCAACATAGATTGGCCGCCTATACTGGAGAATCGGCGTCAAGTTACAATTGGATGCAAAATAGAGGTACTACCGCAGCTGATATTTTTACAAAAAACTTCAAAGAGAATACAGCAGTCACTCTTGCTGAAAATTTAGGTTCGGACACAATAACTCTAACCGATGAAAATGGCGCCGAACAAGATTATACATATGAAGAATATGCCAGAGATTTCTTGGGGTATTCTGATGAACAAACAAAAGTGTTTACATCACTTGTAGATAAAGCCCAAGGAATGTATGATGATGCAATGGGCAATATTATAGGTCCAGCTAAATATAATACTGATGTTCAACAACGTCAAAAAGATAATATTGCCAGAGAAGTTATGGGATTTCTGGAAGGTCAAAACAAGTATAGTGGTGGAATGCATGCTATAAACGCCAACGAGATATTTGAAGGCATGTTAACAGGTGACTACTCTTATCAAATGGCGGCAGGTAATGAAAGAGCTGGTGAAGTATTAAAAGGGATAACTCAAACTGACAATAGCATTGAAAGTGAAATAAGAACCCTTTACGATAACCAGGCTGCTGCTAATGGGTTAACCGATGAACAGTTAATAGAGTCTTTAGAAAACGAAAATCAAAAATCAATACTTAATACGGGTTTAAGATTCAATAAAGGCGAGCTCGGTTTAGGTGGGGTTTTAAAAGAGCTTGAAGGTAACTCTTTATTTAGAGACCGGGACTTATCAGGATTAAAAGAAATTTATCAAAATATTCAAGGGTTAGATCCTTCCGAATATTCACCTGAAGAATTGCAAACAAAAAAAGCTATGTATGGAGCTGAATTCAACAAACTTTTAGACAATGTATTGAGCCAGGAATTTATAAGTACGGTTGTTGAAAAAGGTCAAACCTCCTACCATATGGCATCTGAAGATGATTGGATTGAAAAATGGGAAGAAGTAATCAAAGAAGGGTTACTTAAAAGTCATGATGACATAATAGAATCCAACGGCAAAGTCAATGAAACATTGCAAAGACTAGAGAGTTCAATAGACAGTCTTGACAAAAACATAGAAAAAGATATAGATTTTAAAAATTTAAATAATGGTGCTTGGAATCTAGGCCCTAATTAATTTTTTTAAGACCCCTTCGGGGGTCTTTTTTTGTTTTATTTTATTAGTAATGATATAATTAAAAAAAGAGGTGATCGCATTGAGAGGTACTTCAAACAATAAAGGTGAGAAAGCAAAAATAAAATTAGTTATTCCTAATGATAAGATTGAAAATGTTAGAAATGATTTTGATAGAAAAATTATTGATGAATTATTAAGATTAAAAAACGGGGAAATTCCACCAAATGGACCTTACGAAATAGAATTAGATAAGTTCTATATCCAAAGAATTTCAGAAAATAACTTAGATAGAACACAAGTTATAGAATCCAACGAACACCCGATGTTCTTCGCCTTTGGAGAAGGGGCAGAAACACACCAGTATCAGCTTAACGTTTTAGACGGTAAGGAGAACATGTTAGGTGAGAACACTAACGATCTAGAGTATTATGAGAAGTTCTACGACTTTGCCAGACCGCACACTATATTAGATTATGAAATGGAAATGACTATTATATATTCGAATAAAAGAATTAAAGGTATCTGGTACAATATGAATTACGATAAGAACTCGCAAAATGATAAGGTTGTTGGTGTTTCGTTTAAATTTTTTGTGATTAAAAAAAGGAGGAGGACAGCAGTTGGATAATTATCAGCTCAAAAGATTATCATTTAAATTATATCTAGAAGGAATAGAAATACCATTTAGATCAGTTACTATATCCCACAATGATACAACTACCTTTAATATCAATATTCCACCTTACCACGAAGCGTTCGATTTAAAACAAAATACCAATGGTTTGATGGTCTACAAGGAGAAAAAAACTGATGAATGGAAAATGCTGTGCGAAGGAGTTTACATAGGTAACGGTTATTCTAAAAGACCTAAAGATAGAACAGTGACTTTAAAGTTTAAAGATGTAAAATGGTTTATGGATAATGCCAGAATATATGACTTCATGAATGCCTCCAGTGTTTATGGACCAAAAGAATCTGTCTTTTATGGTGACTCGAGGTTTGAAAACAAAGAATATGAGGAAACCGAACAGGCCTCCAGTGGTGGTTTAGAGGTTATGGCTGAATTTATTAAATCTTTTGGAAAAGGTCAACCTATAACCGACTCCATAACACATGTATTGGAAACCTTAATGGGTGGAAATGCTTTCTTAGATGAATATGTGCCTAAGTACAAAATAGGAAAAGAACGATTCAATATCATAGAAAATGATTTGACCGAAACTGTTTTCTCACTCGAAGTTATTCAAAATATTTATAGTGAAATTTTAAATGAGTCCTCAACAATGACAAGGGTGATTGATTTAATTTATTCTGTAGCCCAAATTATTCAATACGACATAAAGCCAATACCTGGAATGACAAAAAGCGATCCCTTGAATTCTTATGTGATGAAGCCCAATTTGCAATTTACTACACCACCAGCGTGCAATGTAGTGTTCCCGGACGAGAACACTTCTTTTAATTATCAAAAAGACGAAACCCAAATACCAACAAGATATAGATTGGTAGATGATATAATAGGGACTAAGTCAGCTGGATATTATTCTCCGGCTGAAATACTAGAAAATTTCGATGCAGAAAATGGCATTGGAAGTACAATTACAGACGAAGAAAAATTTAAGGGGATTATTCCTTATCAGACTACTCTGCCTTTATCCCAAACGCTCGCTATTGGGTTTACAGAAGGTAGTTGGGAACAACAGGTAAAGAGTAAATCAAGTTTTACTAATTATTTATACTACAAAGAAAAATATAAAACAGTTCCATTAAGCGTGGAGGTCGCATTTAAACCAGATATACTTCCCGGGTTCCCTGCATTGATACTCGATAAGGAAATACCTCTGGTTGGATATTTAGTGGCTGCAAGTCATAACATTAACCCGAGCAGTGGTTATGCAACAACAACTCTAACAATGAGTCATGTTAGACCATTCAATGAGAAATTTCCACAGCTTGCAGGATGGTACTCGATCGACCAGTTCGGTGTAAATGAGATTCAAAATACTTATCAGGAACATATGGATGTGGGTGGGGCTTTCGATAAGTATGAAACTAAGATAAGTTTAGATAGTGAGAACATGGTATCTATGAAAGAAAACATCGAAGAACTACAAAGAGATTATTATAGTACAACCGATAGAATAACATTCCAAAATAACTTTAAAAGAGAGATAGCAACATTTACAGAATATAGAGATGCTTTAGACATTACAATGCGAGATGGGGAACTATACGGCGGACCTTATGATATTAGTTTGAAAACAACTAGAACTGTTGATGGGAACGACATCACTGAAACAGTGTCAATTCAAAGGAGAAATGCTGTTAAAGCGTTGAAAGGAAGAATGGATGAGACTTCCCCGAGAAAGTTTGCTAAGGAGGGTAACAATGCCAATTAATCAAAGTGATAAAGATTTAAAAATTTGGAGAGAATATAAAAGAGCAAAAGATGCCGGCAACGAATACATGGCCAAACAGAAAGCTAGAGAATTGTATCAAGAAATGAAAGGAATTATCCACAATAAGACTAACAACTATAGAAATTATGGAATACCAATGGTTGCCGTCGAAAGTGAAGGTCGTAAGGCATTTAAAGAAGCTATAGATAGATATGACCCTTCTTATGGAACTAAACTATCGACATTTGTAACTAACTATTTAAAATCTGTTGGAAATTATGTTAAAAATTATAAGGATGTCGCTAGAATACCACAAAACAGAGCAACCCAGATAGATAATTATGTTAAAACTAAAGAAGACTTAGAAATCAGAAAAGGTAGAGAACCCAATGCTCAAGAAATGGCAGAAGAAATGAACTGGGATTTAGCCGAAGTGCAGCGTATGGAAAAAGAATTGAGGAAAGAATTAACAGGTTCTAATTTAATGGAAGCTGGACTTTCCATTGATATGGCTGAGGACCCAAAAAGAATGGATACTTTAATGATGGTTTATCAGACTTTAACCGGTGAAGAAAGATTGATTTTCGAATATTTAACTGGTTTTGGCGGTAAACCAAAATTAGACTCAGCAAAGAAAGTCGCCGACGCAGTCGGGGTGTCACCAGCCACAGTGTCTAGAAGAAGAAAATCGTTAATGAAAAAGATTAAGAAATATTTATAGGGAGGTTTTTAAATGGCTTGTTCTTTAGAAAATGCAAGTAAAGAATTTCAAAGTATGATAGATAATCAAAAAGAAAGTTTAGATTACCTGCAACAATTAAATGCCACAATTGAAGCGTCACAAAATGGCACCTGGGGTAAAGTTAAAAATATTGTAATTGGTGTTCTAATGGATGCTGGAGCCAGTGAGATAGAGGATATGATAGGTGATGATTTAGAATTTGAAACACTAAAAAATACGATTTCTTATATAGCTTTGATAAACCCTAGCGCTTTTGGAACGGTGTTAGTTAAAGAAGTAAATCGTTTAAAGGAGTTTTTTCAAAGTGAATTAGAGACGATAGATATATTAATTCAATACTTAGAAGAAATTATTAATGAATTAACATATAATTGGACTAACCTTTCAGCTGAAAATTTTAAGGAAATGCAACAGTATGAATTGAATGATTTAATGAACTATGATGTACCGAGGGTAGGTCGTGATATAGGAGAAGTCAAAACCACTTTAATAAGATTAGAAAGTGATATTTATAACAAAAATATAACTGAAGATTTAACAGCTAACACCATCAATAATTTAAAATATAAATTAGAAAATGCAAAAAATATTTTAGATGATCCTCAAAATGAGAGTATCATATCAAATTTAGTTAAACTTTTGAATTTGTGGGAACAAATAGAAGAGGCGGTAGATAGATTAACAGGACCGTCCTCTGGTGAATTCAAAAATTTATCTGATTTTTTTAACGAAGTTGGTGAAAATTTTAAGGATTCGATTAATGATATGATGGGAAGTCTAAGATTAATTAGAGAAGCAATATCTAATTTAGATACAGCAGACAAAATGATGTTTGAAGATTGGGCATATAGTGTTAATCCTTTAATGAAAAATTTAAACAGGTATCAAGGTTCAGATGCATTAAAAAAAGCTATAGACGATTATATTCAAACAAAAGTAACCCAACCCATCGATGTAGATTTTCCTTTAATAGCATCAACTGTTTCAGCTAATAATTTTGATGATTGGGAGCTCAATGCCAATTTTTCTAAATTAAATAAAGGCACATGGTCCAATTTAATTGGAGTTGTTATTGAGAAGTTAAATGAGATAACGTCGACTGACGGCAACGCCTTGTTAGCTTATGAAAATATTTATGCTCCACTAATAGATGATGTCATTCAAGCATACACAACAATTTCCGCCCCTTATTGGAGTGAACTAATGAAAAGATATAACGAGGTTTATCTCGTCCTGCAATTATTATCAGAAGGGGGAGAGGTCACAAAAGATTTGCTGCAGGTATTTAATGAATTTTTAAATGCTGCAACAAGTTTCAAAAACATAATAGTCAATAGGTTAAATACATTCGAACAGGAGACACCGGTTAATGCATTAGAGCAAGCCTTAAATATTACTCACGAAACAACAACGATGGTTTCGGGGGTGGTTATGATGGCTGATTATCTAGGGTTAGATCACATGAGTGAATTAATAGAAGCTGGCGACTTTGGTGGAGCTTTAGATTTAGATGAAGAAGATGCAAGCACCACCCAGCAGTTATTAAATGATTTAGCCTGTTTAAACGAAGCTAACGATGTCACTAAAAGCATCGGCGTCGAAATAAGAAAAATGGTGATGGTTGAAAATGAAAGAAAGCACCGACTACAAAATGATACATCCGAAATTTTAAAAGAAGGTATTCAAAACAAAATAGATGAAATAGAAGAAATGGAAGAAATGAATAGAATATTTAAAACAAATATCAAGGAGGTTTAATAATGGATTTTAAAGAAAAAGTAAGAAGGGATTTAAACGACATAGGAGTTGATGTCACCTTAAACAACACAGTTGACGATCTTTTCACCAAAAAATATTTGCAGCTTAACGAGCCAATAAAAATAGAAATTGACAATCTCCCAAAAAAGTTATCCTTTTTAAACTTCAATGAATTAGAAAAAGACGACCAAGAAATGTTTGCTGGCAATTTTTTTGTAGATGTTTCTTCGGGAGAATATGCCCAAGGAGCGGTTAGGGTTTATTTTGATTCACCGACGGATTTAACAGTTAAAGAAGGCACAGGTTTCGCCACCGATAACGATTTAAGATTTAGTGCAATCAAAGACACCCAAATAACTTCAACTGAAATGGCTAATTATTCTGAAGGTATGTATTATTATCACGAATTAGAGGTTATAGCGGAAGAAAAATCTGATGAGTATAATATAGACCCGAAAGCTATAACTATCTGTTTAAATCCTATTATAGAAAGTAGAGCCGTGCAAATAAGTAATCCTTATGGATTTAATAATGGAGCTGGTGTGGAACCTCCCGAGAAAACATATGAGAGAGTGCAGGATAGCATATCAGTCAGAAATCTTTCTAATGAACCGGCCATTAAGTCGGTTTTAAAAAATAAATTTGCCAGCACAATAATTAATATTTTTCCAATTAGAACTGGTGATGAATTAATGCGCAGAGAAATTGAAGTAATCAACAATAAAGAATACCGAGTAGGTAACATGCATGATATTTGGGTTGAAAATAATGACTTAGCAGAATATGAATTTGACATAACTAAAACAGAAGATCCAACTGTTAACTTTGGCTTTAGCATCGGCGATCTAGGTACGGAAATGTTTGAAAACGGTCATACATATACCGCCAAAAACAGCCAAGGTGAACCTATAGATATGGTTATTGTTAGAGCTTTAGAAGTTTCTGCATTAACTTCCGATGGTGAAGTGACTGGTACAATAAATGGAGTTGATTTCATTCAATCACTCTTTACTGAAAATTCCGTAAGACAAAAATCAATTTTAGATTTTACGGGGACTACTTATGAAAATGTGGTCTCGGATATAAGAATTAGAGCTTTAGCAAGTCCAGCGATACCTCAAATGCAAAAGTTTATTAATGATCCTAAGAACCGAATGCCCGTTGGAGATCCCCTAATTCGCCACTTTGAATTGCTCCCCCTTTATGGTATAATATATTATAGAGGAGAAATTGAAGAATTGGAATTACAGGAAAAAATAAATTATTTTATCAAATATTATCATTATAATGAAACAAGAGCGAGTAGTGAATATTCAAATTATGGTGAACCGATGCGGCGAATATTTGAGGTTTCAGATCTCATAAGTACACTTTATGCAGAAAATGTAGAAAAAGTAAAGTTGCCAATGACTTTGGAGTTGGATACACCTTATATAACTTTGGATAATCCAATTTCATTTAATAGTAATTATGATACATATGTAGATTTACCATATTTTAAAATCCTCTATAACACCGAGACTGTAACTGATGGTATAACAGTATTTAAAAGGAACATCGATTATCAAATAGATTATCAAGAGGGGAGAATAATGGTCTTCTCCAATGGGAATATGATGGATTCATCGGCTTATAATATTTCATTTAGTTGCCAATCGCCAAACGGTATAGGGAGCACCGATGAATATATTCCGATCGAAGATGAATATAAAATATTACCTTATCAAACAATGGTGCCTAAAGTTTCGGTAGCCAAAGAAGAAGGTGTATAAAAATGAGTTTTGATAAATTAGGGGATTATTGGGATACATACGATTATAAAGAAGTAATTGAAACCATTTGGGGGAGTTATGAGGATTTAGCGGAAGAACAAAAAGTAGCTATTGAAGCGGTTAACTATTCTAAGTCTATTAAAACTGTCCCTTACGAAATAAAGAAAAAATGGAAAAAAATTAAATTTAAAATAATTGATGGACAATTTCATTTAATGACCGATTTTGAAGATGTGTTAACTTCAATTGAGGTCTTTGAAGATAATAATTATAATGTGTTTGATAACAATTTAAAACCATTGAAGTTAGAAAATCAGTATGGTTTTGAGATGGAATATAAAATAACCGTCACGGATAAACCCTTTAACGGTGAAGAACCTTATAATCCCATTGAATTCAGGGATTTAAATAATAATCCTTTAGAAGTTGATATATTCAATGGGTATATAGAAGATGATGTTTTGGAAATTTGGGTTGAGAACTATTATGTTCACAACCCATTAGTTTATGAAACATTCGGAGAATTGGTTGGACTAAATAAAGGTGTTTTCGGCCTTAATAAATATTCTAGAAAATATTATAATATGACAGTTGCTATGTGGTATGTTCTAGTTAATGGGCCGACTATTGAAAACATTAAAATGGGATTATACCTATTTTATGATTTGCCGATGACGATGGCTCAGGAGTCCACAATTGAAGTTTGGGAGCCCGGGCATGTAAAACTATCGACAGGAGAAGAATGGTACTACAAACCCGATTTTAAGCTGATAGAACACTATGAAGATGAAGATTATAACAAGATACCGGTTAACGGGGTTGGGGATAAAGTCCCTCCGTTTAATTTTTTAGTGCAGGGAATAGAAGTAAAAGATTATTTAACTCACCCGGGCTGGTGGAAGCCGATGAATTATTTCGACAGCGACATTGATATCGAAAAAAATTCCACAGCTTTCATCGAGGTTACTGGTAGAGCTTTTGGTAACCAATCAAGAAACCTTTCGATATTATATGATTTTTTAACCAGAATAAGTCCGCAATATATGACCTTCGAACTATTTTTAGTTACTAATACTGACGACAATGATTATGGTGGTGGTGGTGAAGGTGGAATCGGACCCGGTGGTGGTGATCCTTATGACCCTGGCGGTGATGAAGATAGTGGCAATTATGATGACTTCGAACCAGAAAACCCCGATGGCGGAAATGGTGATGATGGCAATTATGATCAAGGTGACGGTGATGACTATGGGGAAGGTGACGATGGAGCCAAACATAAAATAGATAACGCCCAAGCCACTGACTATGAAGATGAAAGAGGGAAACTCCACGACCCGTGGTTTGAGAAAGAAGCTGAAGCAGAAATTGCAGACAGGCCAGTCAACTGGGGTCCTGTACCAGAATTTCATCACACTTATGCTTTACAGGATAGATATTATCAATTTGATGGAGAAATAAAATACGATAACATGGGAGAACAATTAGTAATAGAAGTTCACGAAAATGATGTCCTTTTAAAAACTTTAAGAAATTATTAAAAGAGGTGAAATGGATGGAAATGAAAGATACGGTTTTAGAAAAAGGTGTCGCTGGATTCCTAGAAATTTTTGTTAGAAAAGATGGTGGACCTTGGCAATTACATACCGCAGACAGTAATGTTATATTAGATAACTATCGAATCAACGCTGCTAATATGGCTGTAGATAATGATGGTTATTATAATGACAGTGGTAACAGAATGGCTGAGGACTTAATCCCAAACAGCATTTGGTTAGATAATGAAGGTTCAAACATTTTACAAGATGGTAGTGAATTAATTATTACCCCCAATGGCTCAACTGAAGTATCAACAAGTAACCCTGATTTTTATTCACATTTAATTGACCAAAAAGATATATCTGAAGTTCAACCCAATATTGCTGTATTTAGAGTACATATCCAAAAGTCAGAAGGTAATGGTAAGACTTTTTCCCGGGCTACACTGAAGAGTATTTCCGGAGAATCAATTGCCACAAAATGTTTTGAATCAATACTTAAAAAAGAAACTTGGGATGTTTATTTCAAGTGGTCGATAGCTTACTAAAAAGGAGGATAATAGATGCCTAGTACACCATTCAATAGAACGATAGATGAAATTGAATTAATAGATTTAACGGAAAATGTGGTCGCTAGTGTTGCTAACCGACCACTTCAAAGATTGTGGGAAAATACACTACATAATACAGAAATTTGGGAAGAATGGTTAGCTGATCCCGTTATAGAAAATGACTTACAAATTAATGCCAATGTAGCTGCGACGGGTAATTTAGATATTAGTGGCGATTCAACATTCGGTGGTTTTGGGGAATTTTCTGATTATATAACAGCTGTAGGTCATATAAGAAGCAATAGTTATATTCAAGCCGATGGTGATTTAACCGTGTATGGAGATACTAATCTCAAAAGTGAAGTTGGTTTAGAAGATAACCTTGAAGTGATAACACCAGGTAAACAATATTCTTTTACTACCGGTAACAGCGGGGCAGGAGGTAATTATGGATTTTTATTACAAACAACAGGTACCGATGCTGGTGGTATGTTAATTAAAACTGGTGATGATAACAATGATGAATTTGCATTATCAATTTATAATTATAACGATGACCCAGTATTTGAAATAAATGGCGTTGAAGGAGACACCACTTTAGGTCCTCAAGCACAGTTATTTAAATATGATACCGGTGGTGTTAAATATCAAATCTTAGATAATGACGCTAAAATATCTAGAGCAGTTTATAATGACCTAGCTGAGTTTATGCCAAAGAACGAAGATGTAGAACCAGGTGATGTTTTAATTTGGAATAATGACGGCGTTAAAGCCTGCACAGAAGCAGGTGATAAAAGAGTAATGGGTGTTTATTCTGATACTTATGGAATTTATATTGGAGGGGAGAATGTATCTGAAAAAGAAAATTTAAAAAAATATGCACCACAAGGTTTATGTGGAAGAGTAAAAGTAAAAGCTATAGGACCAATCGAAACAATGGACCAATTAGAAACTTCTTCTAAAAAAGGGTTTGCAAGAAAATCAAAAGATAATGTCCCAGGAACTATAATAGGTAAAGCTTTAGAACCACTTGCTGAAGGTGAAGAAAAAAGAATATGGATGTTTGTACAAAATTGTTAGGAGGGAACAAATGTTATCTAAAGATAAAACAATATTGAAAGCAAGGCTTATACTCGCCATTGAAAAAGATGATTTAAACGATTTTAGAAAATGGTCAGAAAAAATAGAAGCAGTTTATGATAAATTTGAATGGATTGAAGGTTTAATGGGTCCACTTGATGTTCTTTTTAGAAAAATAGAATCTAAAGAAAACTCCAATAAATATTTATTTATCCTTTCAGAAGAGGTAAGTGATTTTTATTATCAAATATTTTTATTTAATTATCATTTTAATAAAGATATAAATAAGTCACTAAACATTATTGATGACTTGATTAAAAATGAAGAAAGAAAAATGGTAAAACATATGTTAATGAAAAATAAATTAGAAACTTTATTAAATTATCAAGCTCCCGATTTCATAAAAGAAAAGATAAACGAAGAAATTGGCCTTTTGTTGGAGAAACTGGATAACTTTTAAGGGGAGATAAAATGAGATATAAAAAACCAAAAGATAATCCAATTGCACAAACAGTTTCATTTATGATTACCGAAAAATGTAATTTAAGATGTACTTATTGTTATGAGGAAAACAAAAAACACATTACGATGGATTTGGATGTTGCCAAAGATGCAGTTGATTATATATTAAACAAACCGGTTAAACATGATAAGGGAATTTTCGAATTTATTGGAGGAGAACCTTTAGTTGAGTTTGACTTAATGTATGATATAATAAAATACATAGATGAGAAGCTAATTGATTTGGACCATCCTTGGAAAAATAATAGAATTTATTCGATAACAACAAATGGAACTTTATTTACCGACAAAATAAAAGAAATTTTAAAACGAAATAGAAATAAATTAAGCGTAGGAATAAGTTTAGATGGTTCTAAAATAGCTCATGATTTAAATCGTAAAACAGTAGAAGGAAATGGGTCTTATGATAAAATAATGGAAGATTTTGATTGGTGGAGAAAAACCTTCCCTTGGAATAATATAAAAGCTACGGTAAATCATGATACCCTTCCTTATCTTTTTGAAAGTGTTAAACATTTGATAGATTTAGGTCTTGATAGAATAGAAATAAACAATGTTTTTGAAAATGTTTGGACTGAGGATGATCCAGAAATTTTTAAAAATCAATTAATTAAATTAGCTGATTATTTAATAGATACGGGGCTTTACGAAGATATTTATGTCGGTTATTTTACTCATCTTTATAATAGTGACGGCGAAGATTTAAAATATAGAAATTGGTGTGGCTCGGGAACAAGCATGATTTCAATAGGAATTAATGGAGAATTATATCCCTGTCATAGGTTTCAAACATTATCGCAAAGGGATAATTTAGCAATAGGAGACATTTATAATGGGATAGATCAAAATAAATTAAAACCATTTGAATATGTTAATCTTCAAACAATTCAAGGAGAATACAAAAAGAAATGTAATGAATGTGAATATAAAAAAATGTGCTCCTGGTGTACCGCCTACAATTATGATGTCAGCGGTTCTATTTTTAGAAGAGAAGGAATGTTTTGTGATATGGTTGAAGCACAGTATAAAGCAAACAAATATTTCTTTGAAAAAATTGAGGAGGTAGAAAATGCCAACCAATGATCTTAATTCTTCAATCGACATTAATGTTATAAATTATATTGATGGAAATGTTGATTTTGATTCAACTTTAGAAATACCTCCTCAATTGTCACTTAATTCTACTGATTTCGAAAATCATCTAGCTGCAGGTAACAATCATACAACTGTTAGATATTTTGATGGTCATTTAGAAACTGTTGGTAACGATGCTAATGGATTGATAACGAATACCCCGAGTGGAACATTTGAACAAATTGCTGCCGGGGATGAATTTTCATTAGCTTTATCTGGTGGTTCTATAACTAGTTGGGGTTTAATATCTAATATTCCACCTGATAATAATTTTGTCAAAATAACAGCAAGCAGTGATTTTGGAGTGGGTCTTGACGAAAGCGGTCACATAAAAGGTATTGGGGATAATCCAATCTTAAATGATCTACCCGTTCACGGTGGTATAATAGATGTGGAAGCTGGCCACAATTTTGTTCTCCTTTTAATGTATGATGGCACCTTAAAAGGGGTTGGGATTGATACACCCACTGGAAATAATTATAGTAAAATATCGGCCGGAGAATCACACGGCGCTGCACTCCGAGAAGATGGGGTTATAATTTCCTTTGGAGATGATACTTATGGTCAGGTTACTAATACACCTTATTTAAATAATTTTACAGATTTAGATTCGGGTCAGAATTTTACAGTTGGATTGAAATCAGACGGAAAATTAGAAGCTTGGGGAAGAGATAATTATAATCAAATATTAGATTATCCAGATTATCCAGATCATCCAGAACTTATTTTTTCAGAAGTTGATGCCGGATATAACCATGCTTTAGCAATGACCACAGATGGTAGTCTAAAAAATGGAACTTTAATAAATTTTGCTTGGGGAAGAGATGACTATGGTCAGGTATCAAATGTTCCGGAATATATTGGAGAAAATACTTATACTTATGTTCCTCGAATTGAATTAACTGATATAACTGTAAGTCCTACAAATGTTGAATCTGTAAACCCTATGAATGTTGATGTTAGCGGGTACTTAAGAGAAATCAATGCAGAACCAATAAAAATAGCATATGAAATATTTTTAAATGGAACCAGTTATAAAAATGTAACTTTTTTAAGCGACGCTCCAATTTTAATTAACGAAACAATCCAATATAGTGAATTAATTTTCGGGAATAATACTTTAGAATTTATTATAACAGCTGATCAACCAATAGTTTCAGATCATGCAGGAACAATAAATATCTCAAAAATAGATAATGTAGTTAAAACGATAGAATTTACAGATGATTTGATTGCTAAAGAAACTCTTGTAAAAGCATTACACACTAATGAAATAATAAGTTATATCGATGATGAGATGATACGAAGAAATGTGCCAAGTGATGGATGTAACTCGGGATGTGCTAGTTTATGTCAAGGATGTAGTGGCACTTGTGGTGGTAATTGTGTCGGAAATTGTGCTGGGACATGTAAAGGCGGTTGTACCGGAACATGTTATGGTAGTTGCTCTGGTGGTTGTGATGGGTGTGATGGTAGATGGTTTTAAGGGGGTGTTCAATTGGGAGTACAAAAGGAAGATTTAATTTTAGGAAGTATAATAAATGATTATCGAAATAGTTTAGATTTGATAGAGCCTTATTCCTGGTTAGATGATGTTAATTTAAAAGATAATAAAGTAATAATAAAATCTAGCCATTTTTATGACTTAAGGAATAGAACCAATTTCTTTGTTAGTAAACCAGATGTGGGAACTGATAGTGGGTGTAATGGAACTTGTGCTGGATTATGTGAAGGGTGTGGTGGAACGTGTTCTTCAACATGTATTAGCTGTACAGGATCATGTTCTGGGTCTTGTAGAGGAACTTGTGCTGGTGGTTGTGATGGGTGTGATGGTAGATGGTTTTAAGGGGGAATAAAAATGGAAATCGATAAAATTAATGAAAATGTTAATTACTTAGTCAAAAATATTCAAGAAGAAAATTTAAACGGTTTTTTCAAAAAAGTCGACAAAATATTGGATAGTAAAATGGATGAAGAAAACGCAGTTAGATTATTATCAAGCGCTCTTCGAATTTTCTTATTAGAAGAATCATCTTTTAAATTTATTAATTCTTTGGTAGAAAGAATTAATAATGATTATTCTAAAATTTTAAAATATGATTCAATAAACATAACCCTTGATATTTTAAATGTAATGGTTTCTAAAATATCCAAAAAAGAAGCTATTGATAATCTTTTTAAAAAGGCAAAAAATGCAAATGATATAAAAGATAAAATGCATGCCATGACCTATCTTGGAAACTTTATTTTATCTTCTAATTTAGAAGATAATCAAAAATATTTTGATGAATTAGAAAAACTAAAAGAGGATAAAGAATATATTGTTGATAATTTAAATTTTGATAAAATAACAACAAGATTTAATTATGATCATTATGATATATTACTGCAGGTTACTGAAATAAGATTGCAGAAAGCACTCGCGGACGAAGATACCGAAAAAATAGACCTTCTCATGGAGGAAATAATTGATGCCACTGAAAAATTAGAAAAAGAAGGATCAATAGATAATTACGGAAGAATTACTATGTATTCTGCTGCTAAAATGGCTGTAAATAGCGGTTATATAGATTTAGAAGATTATTTTATGAAATTATACAATAACACGAAATTTAAAGGATATGTATTAGAATCTTATTTTGATTATTTGAATGTTAATTATCCTTCAAGAATTGATTCCAATTTCAGAGAAATATCTAAAAAATATTGGGAAGAACATTATGAAGATGATGATTCAAGATCGAAGAAAGCATTTTTATTTGTTATGATTGACTATATTTCTTCTTATGGTAAAGGTGATTTTAACCTTGAAGAAATATTAAATGAAATTGATAAAATAGAAGATTACAAATACTAAAGGGTGAGGGAATTGGATGGATACACATTATTTATTAAACCAACCAAAAATTGTAATTTAAATTGTTCTTATTGTGACCTACCAGCTGAGAAAATAAAGATGTCATCTGATATGGCGCAGAATATATCAAAATTTATAAAGAGTTCAGATGAAAACTTCGACAGGATACTGTTTACCGGAGGGGAACCTTTGTTAAATCCGAAAATAATAAATATATTTGCGGAAAATTTTCCTGAAATTAAATTAAAAATAATAACCAACGGAACAGTATTAAATCAAAAAATACAGGAAATATTTTTAAAAAACAAAGACAGAATAAGCATCATTTTAAGTTTTGATGGACCAAAAGATATACAAGATGCTAACAGAGACAATTCCTTTGATAAAGTAATGAATAACCTTTGGTTTTTTAGGCACTTCATTACAAGAGTGAATACTGTAGTTACTCCTTCTACTATTTTTAGTTTAGATAGAATTATAGATTTTATTAAAGAAAATATTTATCCGGGGTATGATATATTAATTGCAAATGGAATTGATTGGGATGAAGAACTTGATTGGGATAAATTTGAAAATTATTTCAGAAAAAAATGTATGCAATATAAAAATTTAAAACAAATCCTCAATATAGAAACCAAAGGTTTTTGCGAATGCAAAAATCATTTAATGATTAATGAAAAGGGAGATATCTATCCTTGTGTAAATTATGACTATCCGGAGAATAGACTTGGTAATATTTATGATGGAATTGATGAAAACAAAAGAAGACCTTTCAATATAGCAGGTGTTAGTTTTACATGTTTATTAGAAAATAGAGAAGCCAATGGGAGTATTTTTAAAGAAAAAATAAATCGTCCTAATTTTATTCAAAAATATTTTGACTTAGTGAGGGAGATATAATGAACCAACTTTATACTTTATTTTTGACCGAAGAATGCAATTACAATTGTGACTATTGTGAACACATCAATAAAAAAGGAATGATGTCGAAAGAAGTTTTTGACGATTTATTTAAGGAGTCTCTAAAAAAAGCTAAAAAAGATGAACTTATTTCTTTTACACTTTTTGGGGGAGAGCCTATATTAAATTTTGAATTAGTTGAATATATATTGAATAAATGTAACGCTATCAAAAATAGAAGAAACATAAGTATTAATATGACTACCAATCTTTCTTTATTGGATGACAGAATGAAAAAAACCTATAAAAAATATGAAGATATATTTTCTATAGATATCTCTTTAGATGGTCCAAAAGATATATTCGAACAAAAGAAAAAAGGCGGCAATTTTGAAAACGTTATTAAAAATTATGAATGGATAAAAAATAATACCAAAATTAAATTGGGAGTTTCTGCAGTTATTGATAAAGAATATCTTAATAAAACATATGATAATATTAAATTTCTTTATAGTTTAGGTTTTAGAAATTTTTCAATTTATTTAAATTTAGATGATTTAGGGTTTACAAAGAAGAAATATAGAGAGAACTTGAGCAAAGAGTTAGACAAAATTAATGATTTTATAATTGACCACCTTGATGAAATAGAAAAAATAAAATTAGAAAGATATAGACTTGATGAGCCAGGATACATTAATGATATAGTTTGTGATCTTGAAGATGCAAGTTACGTTGGCACCACTGGAAAAAAATTTAACTGTACCAGATATAAGTATGCTAAAGGGGAAAGGAATCACGAACATGTTAATTGGAATAAATGTAATAAATGTAAGTATGAGGCATATTGTTGCAACTGTTGGGGTAATGATTCATTCCTTTATGAAAATATTGATGGACCTAAAAAGAAAATTCAAGCAAATTATTGTAAATTAATTAAAATGATGATTGAAAAAGCCTTTAAACACTGGGAAAGATTAAAAGAAATAAAAAAGGAGACTAAAGTTATGAAATATATAAAAAAAGGGGAAACTCTACCTTTATTAGTTAATCCTAAAAAGATTGATATTAAAGAAAATGCTGTGATACTAGTTGATTCAATTCCTGATTTTGAACTTGAGACAAATGCTAAAATAAAGATGATGATAGAAATTTCAATTAATAATGTTTCAAAATTATATAATATTGTTTTAGAAGGGCTCAAGAAAAATATTTATCATTTTCAATTTAGATTTAAAGATACAGCTGGTTGGTCTGATAAAAATTTAAATGAGTACGATAAACAGTTAAATAAGATAATAGACCTTATGCAAAAAGAAGGGGTCTTTCATATAAATGTTATTGATGATATTTTATATCAGAATAATAACTTTTTCAACGAAAAATTTATTGAAAATGAAATTAGTTATCTGGATCCTTCATTAAAAAATAAATATGAAGATATTGATGAAGGTTTTTTCAATGGAGAATTAGAGCCAATATGCAAAGGTTGTAAATTAGGACATTGTCAATTCGACCCTGTTTATAACAAAAAGATAACCAACGAATCTATAGTTCCAACTATCCAACAATGTTCTATTGGAAAAATTGATGGTAAAGCTGCTCTCAGATTTTATGAAATGATTAAAAAGTGATATACTAAAATTAAAAGGAGGAGATACGTATGCCAGTACAATTAGAAAGTGCTTTAATCGAAGGTGGAATAAGTATTATAGGTGTTTTGATTACTATCTTGATAGGTTTTGGAATTAATTATTTGAAGGTTAAATCTAAAGAAATAAAAGATGAGTCCGTTAGACAGGCTTTATTCACAGCATTAGACGAAGCCGAAGTAATAGCCGATAAATCAATTAATTCAGTTGAGCAGACATTTGTTAAGAAAATAAGAGAGGCAAGTAAAGATGGAAAGTTAACTGATAATGAAAAGCGTGATGCCCTCACTAAAGCTAAACAAGTGTTTATTAATACTCTTTCAAATGAAAGTATTAATATGATAAAATCACAGACAGACAACTTTGATAAATGGGTTGCTGATTATCTTGAAGCTAAATTATATGAAAAATCCGATATTAGAAAAGAAATTGCCAGGATATCAGACCCAAAATAATGAAGCTGGTCGAGGTCGGCGATGTTTCAGCCGGCCTCTCCAAAGATGGACCAGCAATGAAACTTAAAAAAGGTGACTTTACTTTGGGAGTTATAAAAGAAAAAGAAGGTACTTCATTTGGATTCGAATTCGAAAAGAAATTTTAAGGAGGGGGATCAATTGATTGATGAAAGGATAGAAGAGTTAACAGAAGAATTAGAAACCTCAAAACAAATGAATTATAAAGTGAGAAATCAGTTGGTGAGGATAGAAAAGAAAATTTTTGGTTTAGAAAACAGAATTGATGAATTAAATAAAATAAAAGAAGTAATGAAGGAAGATCAAGCGGGTGATGAGTAAGATGAAACGAACAACGTTTGCAATAATTGTTATGGTTGTATTGGCGTTTGGAACGTTTATAGGTTCTAATGTAATCACCAATTGGGTAATAGAGACTCAAATTCTGATAAAAAATATTCAACAAAATCTATTGGATAATCATAGAGAAAAAATGAGAAAAGTGTTGAGATCAACCTCAGACAGTATATTATATTATGTAAACGAAGAAAATATTGATGTAACTGATGACAAAAACATTTTAAGAATTATTAATCAACATGTATCGGTATTAAAAAATGAAGAATTTGGGGAATTGTTACTTATCAGGATTTCCCCAGATGGTAAAATATTGTACGATAGTTATTGGGGGACTTTAAAAAAATTTGATATATTGAATAACCGAACTCTAGAAAATGAAATTATACCCCAAAAAACTGTTTTAAATATTTTAAATGATGATTTTAAATATAATCAATATACATTAGATAATAAAATAACCATTGATGAATTAAATAAAATAAAAACTGATTATCCAGATGTTTTCAAAATAATAAATAGATATATCACTTATACTAACTTGACTAATGTAAACAAAATATTAAACGAGATAAAAGCTGGTAATTCAACAAATGCAGAAGATCATTATAGTTGGCAACTCAAATCAGGGCAAACACAACTTTTGGAGTGGGTAACAATACCCCCTGGTTCATTGGGTTTTAATGATGTACCTGATAGTATGTGGGGAATAGAAAATGAAAATCACAGATGGGTTCTAATCTTAAGAACAAATAAAGAAAATGTTTTAAGAAGTTATACTGGCGTTTTTAGGGAAATCAACAAAAAGATTGCAATAACCAAGATTTTATATATGCTGTTAATATTTATTCTAATTTCTAGCATAATCATTATATCTTACTATATAGCAATCCTCGAAAAAAACAAATAATGTTAGGAGGTTTATACCCCCTATGGACCAGATCTTAGAATTGATTGTTAAAATAGACATAATTAACTATTCTAATTATTTTTTGGTTGGTTTCATCGGAAGTGCAGCTGGTCTATTGAAAGGTATTTCTGATAAAGAAATCCCAAGGGATGAAATAATTCCTTTCCTCATTTATAACGGTATTATGGGAGGGTTTGCCGGTATGTTAATGACTGGGGTTTCGGAGTCAATAGCTTTTAATTATGCGGTTTCGGGAATCGCAGGGGGAGCAGGAATTGAAAAGGTAATAGAATTTGTTAACAGATTAAAAGGGATAAATTTTTCAGTGGAAGGTGATAAAGATGATAAATAATACAACCGGAGGTGGTCATGATGCCTGCTGAACGAATTTTAAAAATTTGTAATGATGCAGGTCATTGAATGGTGGAAGCGATCCAGGGGCAGTAGACCCCAAAGATAAAGCCTTAGATGACGAGATTTATGAAGATAACATTTATTCAGAGGAAAGCGATATTAACTTAGAACTAGGAAAACTTTTTATTGAAGAAGCAAAAAAAGAATATGAAGTATTTCCAACAAGAACAGAAGATAAGTACATAACTTTAGGAAAAAGATGCAACATAGCAAACAGAGAAGACGTTGATGTATTTATCTCCTTTCATTGCAATGCAGCTGTTGCTGAATCAGCTAAAGGTATCGAAACATTATACCACCCGGATTCAAAAGAAGGTAAAAAACTAGCTGCAGCAGTTCAAAAAGAATTAATCGCAGTAACAGATACTCCAGATAGAGGTATCAAATCAAGAGATAACCTTTATGTATTAAATGACACTGATATGCCTGCCATATTAATCGAATTTGGGTTCATTACTAACGTTAAAGAAGAAAGACTACTCAATGATAGGCAATATCAAAGAAAGCTAATTAAAGCGATCCTCAAAGGTTTGAGGGAATATGATGGTAGAGTGTCCGATTACGAAAATCATTGGGCAAAAGAAGCAATAGAAAGCACTATGGAAGTAGGAATTTTTAATAAAACCGATAAATTCAGACCAAATGATAAAGTAACCAGAGCCGAAATGGCTGTAATTGTTGATAGATTGATGAGGTGGATCAATGAAACTTGAAACCGGCGATATTATATTAGAAAAGGGCGAAGATGTAATTGACAAGGGAATTTCTTGGTTTACTGATTCCCCTTATACTCATGTGGCAATGGTTATTCATGAAAATTTTAACCTATTGATTGAGTCACACTTTTGGAGCGGAGTTCATATAATCCACTTAAATGAGATACCAGATAAATATGATGTCCTGAGAATTAAAGGTGGATTAAACTCTATCCAAAAAGAAAAAATTTTCAAACCAATGTTAGAAAGTATAGGAAATAAATATGATTTACCTCAAATATTTGGCTATTTATTTTCTGGTTTATTTAAAGGTAAAAATATGTTTAATAATCCCAATTATATAATTTGTTCTGAACTTATTGATATTGTTTATAACGAGATTGATATTGATTTAGTTCCGGATATGTATTTGGGTGATATTAAACCAAGTGACATCGCAAAGTGCGATAAACTAGAAATAATTAGTTAAAATAGGGTGGACTAGTGGATCAGGGTGGACCTCGTTATATGAGGGTCCACCCTTTGTTATCCCTGTTGTGTCGGCATTAAGTGGATTGGTGGACCTAAAAGTGGAGATATCAATAAATATAAAAAGATGTGTGCACACATTTATAAAATCATCTATGACCTAGTGTATATATATATAAATAGTAACATTATATATAATATAGTGT